TGATTGGTGCCCCCGCATGGAATCGAACCACGAGTTGTGCGTTCGTAGCGCACTGTTTTATCCGTTAAACTACGGAGGCAGTTAATTGATTGGCCGACCTACAAGGACTCGAACCCTGAACCCAAGTTTAGAAGACTCGTATGATATCCAGTTTCACCATAGGTCGCATTCCCAATCATGTAACTGAATCCGCTTCGACACGGACTACAGTAGACTTTATGACATCCTCATAATGACCACTAGGAGTCTTCACCACGAAACGATCACTGATATCGTTATTAAACTGTGGAGGCATCTCTCCGATAACCTCCAGTAGTTCACCCGACTTCCAGTGTTTGTATACAACACGAACCAATTACTGGTCGCCCTGTAACTGTTCAACTAATTGAATTGCTTCAATAGCTTGATCACGAAGTTGACCAATGGTAGAGAGTTCCTCTCCTTTGAATCCACCACGTTGAACCACAGTATCAATTACTGCGACAGTAGAACGAGACACACGGTTCGCAAGGTCTTGCAATACCGCAAGGCGCTCATCTACTACAGGTTCAGTCTTTTCAGTTTTATTACTCATCTTATACTCCAAATGTTGATGATTTTTCGAGTGCAATAAAGTACTCTATTTCAGATTGTTTTGATTTGAAATTAGAGATTAACTTGGATGAGATACCCACGTCAAAATCTTCATTCACTACTTTCAAGTTGTTCACGTTCAGGACGAAGTTAAAATCAACCCCTTCTTGGAACTCACCCTCTACCAGAGAGAAGAAACTATTCGAAGTCGCATCTTCGTTGTCCACGACTGTCAACTTAATACTACCACCGTCTGGGGTAATACTAATAGAGTCATGACCAAGTACAGATGCAGCACGTTTAATTCTGCTCAAGGTGTCAGTATCTAGAGTAAATTTAACTTCCGGTTCTGGCATGATCACGTCTTTGCTAGGTGCAGACAACATGTCGATGTCAGAGAAGAAGTATCGGTTACCCCTCAAACCAGTAGAGTCAGAGACTACTACACAGTTATCCTCGAATCGAAGAGAAGGATTTTCAACCAGACTCAACACATTCAAGAATTCATTCAAGTCATAGACCCCAAACTCTTGGGGAATAGACTCATCCAGAGTCGCCTTCGCAAGAATGTTCTTTGCGACTGAGATAGTTTTCAACTCGTTACCTTCACGAAAGACGATATTTGAGTTGATGTTGGCGAAGTTTTTAAGTACTGCCAGAGTACGATCAGATAGTTCCATAATTTATACCTTCATTAAAATTAAACATTACACACATAATAACACCATGACGTTCACTTGTCAAGCTTTTTCAACCAAACTTGCAAAGTTTTTCTCAGGTGGTGTCCGATCACTGGTGTGGTTCTGTGATCCACCTCTCCCCTGATAAACATTGCAGTATTGAATGATGGGGTCAACCTTTGCATCTGATCGAAATCAGTCTTGTAAATGAAGTCACCACCATTATCAATATCCCATTCGGTGTTGAGATATACAGTAATCGCACCTTCACGTTCCTTTGATATATCTCTGTGCCAATTGATCCAAGATCCATTGGTCATTAAATGGAATATCATATTTTCTACTTCTAGATCATCGATACCCCTTTCAATTAGTTTCAAATTTATTTCATGAGTCAGTTCTTGTCGAACACTATCTGGCACACGATGTATCAGTATAGGATTCGGAACAGAGACTCCCTTTTCATGTAGAGATTGATCCCAGAACAAATTCAGTGCGAAGTTGTTCTTGTCCTGAGTCAACAATCCACTAATATAGTTATTCCACTTATCAGGATCATCCAAGAAGTTTTTTATAACTTCTGTTCGAATCATGCAGCCTTCAACTTAGAGAAGTTCTTCTCTTTCACAAATTCTAACTTACGTTGGAACTGTGCGTCTTCTAACTCTGACTTGTGTGAGATAACAAATACGTTAGTCTCTTCACCTAGACTATACAGGATCTTCATTAGGTTGTCAACCCCGTCATCATCCAGAGACGAATCAAATGTCTCATCAAGGATTAGTAGGTTGGTTGCAACACTGTTCTTCATCTTTGCGATCTGTCTCCACGTGAATAGTAGGGACAGGTCAATACGTTGTTTCTCACCCTCAGAGAATGAGTCATACGAGAAGTTGTCACGGAACCTAGAACGGATAGTCTCGTTAAAACTTTCGTCTAGATCGAAGTGCACAAAGAAGTCTAGTATCTGTAGATACTGGTTGGTCAGTTGGTTGATGACTGGTATGTACTGTTTGATGATCTTGGTCTTGATACCAGAATCTTTCAGTAACTCACTACTAACTTGATTGTAGGAATACTGCTCATGCAGGGTATACTTCTCATCTTGTTTTGATTCTAAGTCTTTACTTAGTTGTTCTAACTCAGCGTTTGCTTCTGCGAACTGGGAGTTGGTGTCGGACATTTCATCGATTTCGTTTCGGATTCGGTCAATGTCTCGTTGGAGTCTGGCAATGGTGGACTGGTTTGATTGGACTGCATTCTGTAGATCTCTCGCTGTCTCGTAAGACGTTGTAAGTTCATTCTGTGTCTGTTCATACTTGTCCATTTCCTCCTTAGATTTCGTGATGGCATCGTTTAGTTCTTTCGCACGTGTTTGTGCGTCAGACTTTTTAGTCTCCCGAAGTGTATCGTCAATAGCTTGATCACAAGTAGGGCAGATCTCGTTTTCGTCAAAGAACTTAGCTTCCTTGACCACAGTCTTTATTTGAGACTTGAAGGTAGATTGAAATTCAATTAACTTCTGTTTCTTAGTATTTAGAGATTCCAGTTTTTTCGACACGTTATCCAGTTGTGTCGATGCGTTAAACATATTTTTGGTGTTGAAGTCATTGAGTTCCGCAATCTCTGATTGGGTAGTTTCTATCTGATCTTCTTTCTCTTTACGGTGTGCAGTGTTCATCGCAGTCAGTTCACGGAGAGACTTCTTCTGTGCGTTGATCTTAGTCTTGATTAACTCAATACCATGTCCATTGTCAGTGATCTCACCCTTCAGTATAGACATTCTTTCCTTGAGTAAACCATTCATCTTAGAGAAGATATTGATGTCGAGTAGATCCTCGATCACCTCACGTCTTGCACCACCTGCAAGTTGCATGAATGGTACGAATGAACTTGAACCCAAAACAACAATCTGGTGGAAAGACTTATGGGTCAACTTGAGGATGTTCTTCTCAAGCATCTGTTGATACTCTTTCGCATGGGACGATTGGTTCAACATGTTACCACCAACCCAGATCTCGAACTTAGATGGTTTGATACCACGTACTATCTTATAGTTCTGTGTACCAATAGAGAATTCCACCTCTACCAGTGTACCCTTGTTATTGATCGTGTTGACCAACTGTGTTTTAGATATCTTACGATGGGGTTTACCAAACAAACCAAACGACAGTGCATCCAACATCGTGGACTTACCTGCACCGTTATGACCTACTACTAATGTAGTAGATGATTTTGTAAAATCTATATCAGTAAAATTGTTACCGGATGACAAGAAATTCTTGTACCGGAGTTTCTCAAACCTAATCAAATGTACCGTCCTCTTTTATTCCACACCAATTACAAGCCGAACCTTTCTCAATAGCGAGATGTCCTTCTGACTTGCAATAGTGTTGCCAAACCTCCGGAGGTTTCTTCCCGAAGATTTTATCATAATTATCACGATACTTCTCACTTGTTTTCGATATGATAGCATCGCCAGTAATATCATTTTTAGTTGCCATAACAGTACCTATTGTAACACACTATCCGACCCAATGTCAAGGCCAAGAGTGTACTTCCCATGTTTGTTTTATGTCTTTGCGATAGATCTTAGAAAATACATTGAAAGGAACGTCCATGTAACCTGCCGCACGGTTTTTCATTTCTCCATGGAATTGCATATTACATGCGGCATATATTACACCTTCATGCATCCTTGCATCGGTTGATGTACAGATATACTCTGCGTCACACATCTTCATAGTTCGGGATACAAACCAAGATGTGATGTTGTACTCTTTAGTAGGTGCAACCGCAAGTCTGGATATCTCGTAGAAGTGCGTGAAGTCTTGTTCGTCACACCCGTAATACTCTTGAAGGATAGGGACACCGTTTATTTCATGACAGTAAGCGGTATACTGTATCGCACCCATTAGAGTACCTTTCTCAAACAAACCAAAGTACTTATATGCACGAACCCAACCATCGTGTTCATCGTATATCTGGCCTAGGTAATGGTGTTTGACAATGATTGACTTTGCGTCCTCGTAACCAATAGGACGCACTTCAAAATCAGACTTCATACAATTTCCATAGACTGAGCTTCTGTCATCAACACAGAGATCTCCTTCTTTATTCTATCCTTATCTAGGTCAGTATTAACATTGTCTATATAATCGTATACTAATGTCTCAGTATCGTCAATAGATATGTTGTCATCTCCTACGTTCTCACCAAGGAAATCTTTGAAGTCTTCTGCAATCTTCAGTTCATGGATCTTCTGTTGTTGCACCCGATCAACAAACCGTTCGAATTGATATGCGTCACCTTTATTCACCACAATGATCTTGACGAACTTATCATCGAGATAACGCATGTCCTTGAACTTGAAGTTCTCTTGTTCCTCGTGATCATAATAGATCTTCTCGTAGATAGTTATAGGGTTGTGCACCGCTTCTATCTCACGTGTTTCGGTATCTAGAACGTGGAAGTACTTCTTGTCATCACAGTCATTCCAGAAGAACTCCATCTGAGATCCTAGATAATGAATGTTCCCTTGTGATGAACGTGTGTGGAAGTGACCAGACAGAACCATCTCAAACTTCTCGAAGTGCTTAGTGGACATACCATCCTTACACACTTGACCACGTGCCATCTCGAACCCCTGCAGTTCCAAGTGTGCACCGACAATAGATGCCTTACACGTCTCAAGAAACTCAAGTGTTGATTCCTCGTTCTCAGGGTTGATCCAAGGCACCAAAGCAACATCTAAGTTGCCATACCTCATCACTGTTGGTTCCATAATAAGATTCACTTCATTCATGTAGTGACCTTGTAGTTCCTTCAGTGCGTTCAACTCATTGGTGTTCTTGTAGTACACGTCATGATTGCCGGGAATGATATCCATCGTGATACCATACTCACGTAACTTCTCTAGGAAGATCTTACGGTTGTGTGCAAGGGCTTTAAAGTTGACGGTCTTACGATTGTCGTAGTAGTCACCCAGATGCAAGATCTGAGTAATGTTGTTCTCTAACAAATAGGGAAAGAACACGTCCGTATAGAATCGTTCTTGGTATCCCATAAAAATGTCAGATGAGTTTCGACAACCCGCATGGGTGTCATTTAATATTGCTATTTTCATTTAATCATATGCCTCAATACAAAGGGATTCTTTATCACTAAACCTATATCCCATTGCTTTCATAAAATCCTCCAATACTTGCAACATATCATCACGTGACAGATCCTTCTGCATAACGTCAATAGTAACACGTGTGTTCACGGATGTTTCATGCTCGTAGGGATGACAGATCAGTTGTATATACGGTTTATCCAGTGGTGGATTATTATAACCCATCAATCTGCATACCTCCCATGATTTATCAGGTGATGCATTCTGTGACTGTGAATAGCCCACAATAATTTAATCAAAGAGGTTTCAGTATAGACCCCCGATTCACATATGTATTTCCACATAATAAATTACCTATTTTCATTTGGTACACCCAGTATACCACACTGGGAGTTACTTGTCAACTAAAAAATCTGATAGATCCGAATCTACATTCACTGCACGTCTCTTGCGAATCTTCTCTTCCTTCTTATAGGTGTTGAAGTGTTTGTCTGCATCCTTTACACTATCAATTCGAACACGTAACTGTTCCACGAATGGAGCAGTGTTACTATAGTCGGAGTAACCGCCCTCAGTGTTCTCTTCAATGAACATAGAGAGATCTGCTTCTGAGATGTACTTGAGTTTGATGTCCTGTTGTTTCTTTTCCTTAGCAATCCTGCGTAGGAATGCAAACCATGAGATCTGTGTAAAGTATGCGAATGCATTGGGTTTACCACTGCGAGTCGCAGCTTCGATATCATAGTTCTCAATCGCCTTGAGACAATTCTCCACTGCGTCCATTACCATCTCTTCACGATAAGTGTACCGGACGAAGTTTGCCTTATGGGACAGTCCTTCTGAGATCTTGAGAAAACATGACGCAATATAGTCAGTGACAATAGGTCTGGGGTTACCCAGTTCCAGTTGTTTCTTTACGTCCTTACAATACTCAACCACGGCAAGAGAAAATTCTCTATTATTAACGTAATGTGGTTTTTCCTTTGGTTTAATTGCGGTCATTATAAAATCTCCTAGTTTTAACCATTATATGCTTTTCACACACCTTTGTCAACTATTTTCTTCCTCAATCCAGAAGTAGAGAATCCGTGATCTCTTTTATTATAGTAGATCTCGATTCCCTTTATTTGACATTTGTCTTTGCCTGTAAATTCCATCGCACGATACTCTTCCCCAATGATACGGAGATCAATGGGATATGTGTCTAGAATATCTAGGAGTTCATGTTCGTACTCGTAAGGCACGATCTCATCCACGTACTTGACTGCACTCAGTTGAATGAATCGTTCGGTGACCCCTTGGATGGGTTTGTTCTTCTCTAGTCGATCCAGAGACGGATCTACCTGCAGACCACAGATAAGATAGTCGCAGACGGTTTTCGCCTCACGTAACATAGAGATGTGTCCTGCATGTAGCAGATCAAATGCGGATGCAGTAAATCCGACTTTTTTTAATTTTTCGCTTGACATAATGAAATTCCTGTGTTATACTTAGCTTGCCGTTGCGGGAAAGTGAGTATACACCTAGTGTATCTTATCCGGTGGTGATGGAAAGTGTAGTACATTATTAGTTCCGGAGTCAGACATCTTATCCATAACGGCATCATAGGGATCATATTCTTCTGCAGGATCCCACTCCATATCAACACCATAGAAGATATTATCACATCCTTGATTATACTGTCGGATCATTTCCTCTACAGGATTGGCGACTGCGATAATAGAATTCATTTTGGTCATGATCATTCGTTGCGGGTCATCTTGATAACACATGAACAATTTAAAGGTATACTGGCGTGACCCATCATCCAATTCCCTGAACTGGATTGTGAGTGCGTTGCGGAGGAAAACATCATGATCGTCTTCTTCAACGATACGTGCAATGATCTCTTCACCCGTGACTAACTTTAACTGCTTAATCGATTCCATTATTATCCCTTACCAAAGTTTTGGTGATACGTTATGTTCACCGTGCATATTCCAATTAAAAGACACTACAATTTTTTTCCCATGTGTTTCCAAGCTAGCATGTGGGTGCATCGAAGGAAACAAAACAACATCACCTTCTTTAATAGGGGATGTGTCACCCTGTAACCAAGTACAATCTCTCTCATCCTCTAAACGTAAATGAACAACCCCTGACATATTCGTAAGATGATGTGTGTGATGTATATACTTAGCACCTACATCATAATCATGAACCCATATACTATGTATATTATATTGTATACACGACCATTCTTTACAATAATTCTCTATTGGTTTCGATACCATCTCTACAAAGGGATCGAGATATTTGTCTGTCTTTGATATTGCTTTAGCGTCATTGATGCTATACCTCGAACCACCCCAGTAATCACCAGATATTTTATCTGCGACTTTTCTTAAATTAACTTCTTCTAAAAATTGATCACGCAATTTCTCAAAATTGTCAATGGGGTATACCTTAATATACTTCACATCATCCCGTACCTTTTAAATTGATAGGATACACTTTATATTTGAATCCTTCTTTAGTATATATGCGTATCCTTTCTGCGCTGTGTTTCAGAGTGAAGTTCTGGTGACTCTTTACATGGAAGTCATCTGCAATGTCGTATAGCTTGGTGACTGAGCGATCATCTGACACTCGTAAACCTCTGCCAATGGATTGCAAGACTTTGACTTGGGATTTGGAAGGAGTTGCAAAGATGATGTTGTGCAAGTTCCTAATGTTAATACCAGTACTGAAAGTACCCAAACTAGCAACAATAATCGCATCTTTTTCTTTCTCCACTATACCACGGATCTTTTCTCTATCTTCGGTGTCGGTCTCTCCCGACACATAAAGTACTTTGCGACCTTTCTTTGCCGCCTCACGTATAAGTTCAAACAGGATCTTACCGTGTTTCTCTACAAACTGGAACATCACTAAAGTGTTACCTGTCTGGTCAATTGCCAGTTTAGAGATGAACTTATTTCTTTGTTCGTTAGTAACTATGTAGTCAATTTCTTCCTGATACGTTTTATCACGCATCATGTGACACGTATCATTATGATACCGCAACAACAAGACAGATATGTCTAGTTCTGCGAGTTGTTTATCTTCTTGCAGTTTCACGGTGGTAGTCACCGTAAACACGGGGCCGAATAAACCTTCGAGTACGAGTTTGTTTGTCTCTGTACCATCCAGTGTACCCGTAGTACCAAATCGATACTTTGCCTTGTAACACTTATCCATCATAGTAGACAGGGACTTCGCTTTGAATAAATGCACCTCATCCCCAAACACGCAAGTAAACTGTCGGAACCATGTCTCTGGGAACTTGTAGATAGACTGCCATGTCGAGATCACGACACCTTTGTCTGTCTCTTTTTCCTTACCACTGTAAATTTTATGACACTCGTTCTCTACGTCATACCCGTAGTCCTCGAAGTCTTTGTACATCTGTTCTACTAGACTTGTTGTAGGAACAACAATCAGAGTTTTCTTTACGTTCTTATTCTCTTTCAGGTATCGCAGTAGGTTGTATATAATGAATGACTTACCACTACCTGTAGGAGACAGTAACAGTGCACGTTTGTTCTCTATGCCGTGTGCAATTGCATCGTACTGATAATCACGTGGTTCGAACGGGGCACCAAGGTTACCCAGAAACTTTACAAGATCTTGATGTTTGACTTTATCTTGAGCGTTAGGTATTCCGTACTCAGGGTTCTCAATAATCTGTAGACCATAGAATCGTTCCGCACAGAATTTCCGTAGGTGATGATACAGTCCTACGTGCATTTGTTTAGTGACCATGTTGTATAACTTGATCTTACCATCCCACACACGCCTCTTAAACGCTGGCATAAATTTATGGCCAGGCACAAAGAACGAGAAGAAGTCTCGCAACTCCTGCTCTTGGTGTGGGTTTGATTCTATTGCCATGTACGAATGATTCAACATCCGTACCTTTATTGTGTTATCCACCTGCTTGCAATCGTCTCCAATCAATGATGTTCTTAATGGTTTGATGTCTCCATTTAAGATTATCTAGTATTTCTTTAAGTGTGTCGATTACGGTCTTCAGGTATGCGATCTTCTCTTCGGACTTTTGAATCTCCGGATCTGCATCATAGTAACGATCCATGTCACCCTTCAGTACACGTAGTCCATCGAACGGGTCTGGATCCCATCCCTTCTCTCGTATAGCAGACTCATCCATGGAACCATTGTAGTAGTGCCACTTCTCTTTCAAAAAAACCATCTGTTGATGTTCTGCTCGTTTTAAATTCAACTTGGTTCGGGACAGATAGTCCAGATACTTTTGGTGTAGCTTGGGGGTGTTACGAGAGTTCTTGTCTAACTCAGCATCACTAATTTCACAGTCTACTTTCCACTCTTCTAGAATGGACTCAAGATCCAACAACATTATATTTCTCCAATCATTTCAATACAGTCTTTCCAATAATCTACATCATGTGCAACAATGTGTGATGAAGTTAATCTCCAACACTTTGTATAGGCACTGTGGTAACATACTTTACCATCATCATAGTTACCGAAGTAACCTGCCTTGAGACTCCAACCTTTCTTGTCCTTGATCATAATCTCATTACCATATTTATCAAGATACTTAAACCACCCTTCTCCGGTCTCTGACCAAGTGAAGATTAGATTGTATCCTATGGCGTTCGCATTGTTGTGCCATGCTATAAATCCTTCTGGTGGGTAGAGTTGAGACAATGCATTATTCTCTATACCAAGTTCCCACTTGAGTGCCTCGTCTATCTTCATGAAGTCTTCCCTGTACTCCGGATCATCACCTTTGTAATGATCTGGTTTTAAAGGATATGAACGTGCACACTCAGGTGAACCATCATGGTCTCTACCCATCCCTACTATTATATCACGATAGAAGGGAGAAGTAAAGTATTCTGCGGAATCTTCTTTTCCAAACATGTGGTTAGTTTTGGTCACATCATACTTATCAATGAACAAATAACGAAATCTTTCTAATAGTTCAAGAACCCGTGGGTTCCTGATATCACAAACCTGCATACTAAATTATCTCAAATGTACTAAACCTGAATGATGTGTTGAAGGTGGTGAACGCAACATCTTGCACGTTGGATGCGAGGGTTATCTGTCCAATGTTTGTGGGTATGCAGTCGTGGTACTTAATCTTGACATTCGTGTTGTTATGTGAAGAAAGGATCATGATAGTAATGTCAGATGCAGTAGCCTTCTTGGTAGCAGTATCGTACTCCACGTGACCATCATTTACAATCCTCTCCAACCAAGCTTGCATCTCTTTGTATGCAGACATGTTCTCATCAAGGATAATTTCAACCGTCATCTCACCGTAGTTGATCTTGTCTCCTGCAAGAGGGACACGATTGACACGTCTGGTAGGAATCTCTACCGGAGATACTGAAGCGCCCGGATGTGTGAAAGACTGTGCAAAATATTCTATATTAGAATAGTTATCCCTACTGATAACAAACTTGAATCCAGTAGGTTGTAGATAGTTTAGATTTGTTGTTAATGCCATTAGTCGAACCTTGCCTGTTGTGCTCTCTTTGCGTTCTGTTCTTGGTGCCACCTTCCATAAACGCAGTGTGCAAGTTCATGACCCCAATAGTGTGGTTGATACTTCACGGTAGCATCATATGTGTATATGGTGCAAGAGTTACCGTCTGGATTGATAGTCCCAAACGCTTGTACAGTACCGTCATTCCATGCTCCTTTTTCCATCGCAACTTTGCGAAACTCTGACTTCTCTTTAAACAAGACCATTTTTACTTCCAGTTCTGTCTTGACGTATTCTGGTTGTTCGAAGTAGTATCCGTCCGGTGCTTCATCGGATTGTCTCTCAGAACATCCATAGATCAACCCCATTGCAATAAAGAGTATTCCAATGTAAGGATTTGCGAGTGATAGTATGTCGTTTATCTTTTTCATACTACTATTTATACAAAAAGAAAGGGGGTGTTACCCCCCTATTTTAGTCTCCACACTCTTCATCATACCGATCATCATCATCTGTTGGTTGTGAATATCCAAATCCCAAACTTTCAGAAGTGGGTGTATAGTCATCACAGAATACATATTTACCATCATTGTTGGTATCACATGCACGTTGCCAAGAGATCATATCGAAAGTTAACCCTTCACTCCAAGGGACATATGATTCACACCACGCAACAGAACCGATTTGATACGGATCCTGTGGTTGTGGTACATAGTCTCTTTTAGTCCAAGGTTTTTGTACACGGAAAAATGTATCTTTGTTATTCATCAATTGACGTTTGAACAAAGAACTATTTGGTGTACTGATATAGATCTCTTGATTTTCTTTGAGAGTATACGTAGACCCATCGTCATAGTTAATTACCGTTTCTGCTTGAGCCAAAAACGGAACCAGTAGTAAGAACAGAACTGCTCTCATGTCATAGTCCTCGTGTTGAGGTGTGCGCTTCCATTCGTTTATTGACTACCATGTCTCTTCTATATAGGCAAAAAAAAGGGGAGTCTTGCGACTCCCCCGAAAAGATCCCTGAACGAGATTCTATTTCTTATCTCAACTTACGTTAAGATGTTGTCTACTCGGAAGATACGGTAGTACTGGTTGCTCTTAGCAGCGGCAAGACCGGAACTAGGAGTTGCACCAACAAATGGGTTTGAAGCCATTCCGTAACGAGTCTTAAACCCGATTTTTGGCTGGAACGTATCTTCACCAACGGCTTTAACCATTTGGAGAGGTACGTATGGGCAGTAGAATACACCTGCGTCATATGCGTTAGTTCCCTTGTAACCTACAGTGATGTAGTCAGTAGAAGCATATGGATCGATGTAAACACGTACACGTCCGTTCAAAGTACCTGCAAAGGTGTTACCAGTGTCATCAACCTGAAGGTTAGTAGACATTGCAGGAGTGTAGTCCAACATACCGGAAGCAGCAAGTGCAGTAGCAACGTCTGAAGAACAGATAACTACGTTACCCTTTCCTCTACGAGTTTCTTTTGCAATTACGTTACATTCACGGTCAATCTGTACTACAAGACCCTTGAACTTCTCTGCAGACCAACGTCCGTCAGCGTCAGAAGAAAGGTCAAAAATACCTTTCGTAGTAACGTTAGCTTGTAACGCACCAGTCTTAGCTTGAGAGTTGATTGTACGAATAACTTCACGGTTGATTTCCGCAAGGATCTCAGTTGAAAGGATATTCGCAAGTTCGGTTTCTGCGTCAAGACCATGAATCGCTTTAAGGTCTTGTGCGAGTTCCAAACTGTACTCGGCTTTCAGCGCACGAGACTGTGCAGTCACGGTTGCTTTTTCGATGGTGAAACCCATTTCTGCGAAAGGAGCACCAACACCGTCACCCAATGCTTCTGCAGTTGCAGTAGTCATTCCACCGGCAGCAAGTGCAGTTAGACGTGAATCGTCAACACTTGAGTCAGTAGTACGTACTGGAGCAGCGTTAGAAGAATCGTCAGAGATACCGTTGAAACCAGACGCATTGTCTGAGTCATGAGTACCAGTACGATCACCAGAGAACTGAGTCTCTGCTTCGTTAAACAATGCCTCACGGCTTGAAGTTGATCCTGCACCGTAACGTGCCTTCATCGCAAAGATGAGACCAGTTGGGCCAGACATAGGTTGTACACCACACACGTCATATGCCATAAGGTTAGGCATTGCACGTCTTACTAGTGAGATGAGTACAGGGTTCCAGTTTGCAGCAGAAGTCGTGTTGTTGCCTGGGGCAGCTTCAGTCAGTCCACCAAAACCTTCGTGTTGTGCTTGCTCTTCGGCCATAGCACGTTCTTGGTTTTCGAGAATAGCAGCGGTTACTGCTTTACGTTGGTGATCTTTAATCTCGCCTGCAGAACTTTCGTTCAGGACGGGAGACCACTTCTCGATTAGTTGATCGTAAGAATTCATAGTTTTTTCCTTATTGAGATCGAGATGTTTTACGGATTGCAGAGAGGTAAGAATCCATTGCAGAAGATACTTCGACAGTTGTCTCAGGTTCTTCGTCTACGATTTCCACTTCCTCACTTACGGTTTTTGTAAAGTAAGATGATTTGACAGTGGCAACCTTTGACTCGAAATCTTCGTCAAATTCAATGCCTTCTACCAATTCTGCTAACTTTTCTTTTTGGGTGTCTGCTAGACCACGAGCAGCTTCTGCAATGATTGCATCACGCTTGTACTGTTCGAGTTCTTCGCTCAACTTGATAGACTCACCAGTTTGCTTGTTGAGAGACTCTTCGAGTTCTTCAACTTGACCTGCTAGTTCGTCCACTAGGTCTACCTTGGTTTCAGGAACGTCAATGTAAGATTCTACGAATAGATCCTTCATCTTGTTCATAAAGCCTTCTGCAATTTCAGTACGGAGACCGTTCTGAACTGCGACTTTATTATCTTCCATCCAAGTTTCAACTACGTAGTTCAGGTAGCTGTCAACTTTCTCTACAAGTTCAGACTTGATAGAAGATACTTCTTCTGCCAACTCTTCTTTGTATTGCTCCTCTAAACGAGAAACTTCTTCTGACAACTTAGACTTAACTGCCGCCTCAAAGATAATTGAAGTCTTTTCCTTGAATTCGTCAGACAGAGTTGCCTCTGATTCCATGACTTGTTCAAGTTCTGCTCCAGTATCAATTTGAGTTTCTACAACTACTTCGTCCTGTACTTCGACTTCTTCACCCATCATCTTACCATATGCAGCTTGAAGATCCACCTTTTTCATGGCGTTCATCTTACCGTACATAGCAGAGATCATGCCTGCTTTAGTCTTAGGCACAGGTGCCTGTTTAGTTGCGTCAGCAGCCTTATCAACAGATGCTACAGACTCAGGTTCGGATACGGCACCATCTGGTTCCTTTCCGCCTGAAGTACCGGAACCTTTCGGTGCGGCTTCTTCGAGAGTTTCCTCCACGATATCGTTATCAAGTTCATCGTGAAGTTCTACTTCGACTTTAGTTTCATCAGTCATTATAGACTCCTATATTTTAGATTTGATTAACGAGAGGAAATTCTTAAACTCTCGAATTTGTACAGCAGAACTGTACGCCTTCGGTGCTGTTTTTATTTCTGTCTCAATCTGTTCAATTATCTGAGGTTCCAAAATGCCGTTATTCCAAACCCAATCTACACCTTCCATGATACCATTAACAAAAGCGTCAGGTGCGGAGGGGTCTTGCACTATGTCCACCGTTGCAAGATGAAAATCATCTTTAACGTATGCGACACCATTTCGGTTCTCTAGACTTCCCATACCACGAGTTGACACACCTAATTGAACACCACCCTCAAGAAGACCTTTCACGATCTTACCCATAGGGGTATCAAGTATTTGTGCCTTTCCAACCACATTATTTCCCTCAAATTTGAGGTCAGTAATAAGGTGTGAAACTTTATCCAAGTTAACAGTCGGGCCTTCGGGGTGGTTTAGTTCCCCTACTGCACGTTTCTTGCTAACCTGTTCCTTAACGTACTTACCTACTGCCCTTTCCATAATTGGTTTAGGGTAGACACGTCCGTTACGGTTTTTTTGATCTGCTTGAGCGAATACGCCTTCGATGACGTACTTCTTTTCACCGTCTTCTTTTTTCTCTACGATACATTGAATATCGTTTTCGTAGTATTCGCTAATTAATTTCATTTATCTCAGTTCCTTTACAACTGTTTGTGCAGTTTTTTCTGCCTCTTTCTGTGACTTGAAGGTGTCTAAAAAGTCACCGTCAATGTGCACATCGAAACCTTTTGTACCTTTCGTGATTACCACGGGCACTTTGTCAATCTTCTTATTGAAGACAACCTTACCTTGAGGTTTTTTTGCCTCACGAATCTCTTGAAAAGTTTTCATTAGTTTCCTCAGTACTTATTATTTATACAAATTAATTCTTTAAGTTGCAATTTTTATTACTTTATGAAGTCTACCCGACTTCATCATCTTGTGAAACTTCTTCATCCACTTCTTCATCTTCTTCCTCATCTAAATCATCCTCGAATCGATCTAACTCATCGTCTTCGGGTACATCAATTTCTTCCACTTCTTTATCTGAATAGATATCCTGTGCGACAGATACTTTCTCTGCTTCAAGTGCATCGTGCATCTTGTCAGCCAACACATCATCAAAATGCGTTTTCGCTTGATTGAAATTCTGACCTGCAATTGCATCGATCAGTTCTTCAATAGGGTTAACTACTTCTTGTTCTACTTCACTCATTATTGACCTCCAAAGTCATCATTAGATTCATCGTCTCCGGCAGAGTTCTCACCTTCGACTTCCGCTTTCATTTTTTCGATATCTTCATCGGACATCATCATCACGTTCTTCATAACCCATTCACGTGAGAAGTACTCACCAACATATGAAGTAATACGATCCATCGTATCTAAACGTTCTTTTAACAATTCAGCGTTCTTTAATTCAGTGAAATGATTGTCACGAATAAAGTCTATCTGAATGTCGTTCTTCCAAGAGTCCCAGTCTTGTTCTGTAATCACACCCTTCAGAATCAATTGTTTCTTCAGGATTGACGTGAACATATTACCGAAACGTCTACGCAACCGATCTACAAACTTCTGGAACTTTACTTCGTCCCTAGAGATCTCAGTTGATCTTCCCAGTGAGAACTGTGCTTCCTGTTCAAGACGATTGATAGGAACGTTCAATGAACGATACAATCTCTTTTGGAAGTAGACGATATCATCTATCTGACCTAGATTCTCACCGCCTGGCAGTGTTGAAATTTCTGTACCACGACCACCTTCTTTACGAGGTAGCCAAAAGTCTTCTAACATTGACATGTGTTTACGGTCATCTTTCAATTGACCTGTGTCAGCATCGTATACTAACTTGTTTCGGTAACGAGACATGATATCTTTCATGTGAGTCTCTGCCTTACCTGCAGGCATGTTACCTACGTCAATATAGAAGATCCTACGTTCTGGTGCACGTGCAAGACGATATATTACCAGACTATCTTCCATCATCCGCAATTGGTTGATGGGTTTGATTGCTTTATGTAGGTAGGATACTACACGCTTCTTTGTTGGGTCTGTTAGACCCGAAGTCACATATGAAACAGCATCCGGAGTCAGTTTGACTGCGTTCTGTGTGTTACCGGATTTCTCTTGGAACACATAAAACTCATCTGTCTTATCGACAATTTTTGCGCCTGTCTTCGAATCCTTTTTATATTTAACTTCTTTAACTTTACGAATTTTAGTAGCATCAATCATACGGATCTCTTGGATTCCGTTAGACATTGATGATTCGTTTACTACGAGGTGGTGTACTAGTCTACCGTCAACATACCATGAACGGAAGATGTCATGACCCAACTCATTAAAATTTAACATTGAACAGATGCCGTCAAACTCTTCCTGCATGATCTTCTTGATCTTATCGGATATTTCGACACCATCTAAGTTTAACTGGACGGAGGATTCCATCTCAGAACCGGACACCGATTCATTTACGATGTCTTCGATTGCCGCATCCACTTCTGGATGTTGTGCAACCCCACGATACTTCATGATGAGTTCTGCGTTATCCTTCGCATTGTCACCATTGATATCAATGTATTGTCCGTAGTGTGAACCGGACGCAGTAACATAACCTGCACCATCATCATCCGTCTTAGGGACGATAGAAGGCAACTTCTCATTCTCTTTGTTTGGATCTTTCTTACCCGCTCTGCGGATCTCGAATCCAAATAACTTCACCACGTTGTTATTGTCATCTGCCATTTATTAACCTCGGTCTAAAAAATGCATGGGCAGATTATTCCACCCATGCACTTATTTAGTCAACCATTAACTGGTTGTATTCGACTCCCAGTACTGGACTTGGAACTCAACTGTGAACTCTTCAACCGTATCAACAGTCTCGTAAGACAGTTCGATAGCACCAACAGAGGTTGGGAAACAAGAACGGAAGTTGTATGTTTTCAATACAATACCGTCTTTGTCCAACTGCTCTACTGACAGATCGGTTTGATATTCAGCAGGATCATTAAATCCAGTGTTTGCGTTGTGCGAATTGATGCCGTTCATCCAACGTTCCATTGCATCACGAACAGAAAAGTCAGTATCGTTAATAACGGTTACTGTCCAAGTTTCAAATGTACGGTCACCCGCAATTTTCAACTGGCGACCACGGAAAGGAACCGAGATCACATTTACTGTGGATGCAGGAAGCGCTGCAGCTTTACACATAAAGGAAGTAAGTTCCGCATCGCCAAGGGCATATGCAGGAAAGTTCATCTTCACGTTAAAGAGGTTTGGACGAGCGCCACCACCTTTCAGTTTAGACTTAAAGTCATCTACGCCTAAAATAGCCATGGTCTACTCCTTATGCGCCTACCGTGCCAACTATCTCTTCGAAGTCTACACCAGTTCTAACAGCAACAAAGTTCAATTGAACAAAGTTGATAGAACGTGCAGGTTTCACAAAGATATTTGCCACGAATTGGTTATTGTCAATCACCTCTTGGTTATTGTTTGTTTCGTCACAAACAACACGGAAGTCGGTGATACCTCTTCGACCCTTAACTCTACGGAGGAAAGGTTCTACAATGTTAACAAACTCAGCACGAGTAAACTCATCATTGAATTCGAACATTACATTTTTCGCAGCTTCTCCAATAGACTTCTCAATCGCAATGAACAAACGTCTTACGTTGATACGGTCAAATGCAGAAGGTCTGCTCTCCAACGTCTTATCACCAAACAAGATCAGACCAGTGCCCGGAATGTTTGCGATAGGGTTGATACCTGATTTATACAGAGAATCACGTTGGGTTTGATTTGGGTTAGTCAAGATACTTGTGACACCACGATAGTTACCACGTCTCTGACCCGCAGGTGAATACCAAGGATCTGCAATAACATCTGTAGATGCCATTAGACCCGCAGTACTTGATGCGGCAGGGATGTTGATATACTTGTCGTTGTACTTGTCAAAGATCTTGAAGAAGTTGTTATCCACAACTAAGTATGATGATTTCGTAAATGTACCCGTTGTCGAAACAGCGTTGGTAGTTGCTTGTGCGTCAGTTTTACCCACGATTCCTGCCCTGTCTATAGAGGTAAGAACCACACAGTCTTTACGAGCATTTGCAATTGATACTAAGTCATTTACGACTGTAGTAGCATTAGCTTCGTTTGCATGTTGAGGTGCGATCAAGAAGTCAATCTCAGTTGCGAGTTTGTCTTCGAACAGATCGTAACCAGTTGAGAAATCTCCAGTTCCAAGAGTAGCAGAAGCTTGTCCACCACCAAGTTTAACTGTACGCATTCCATCAGTCAGTGTAGCATTGATACCATAGTTGGTTGCAGTGTCTACGTCTGGTGTAGTTCCCCAGTTCTGACCAAGGTTGCTAAAACTAGAACCGAAGGCAGAGTCATCACCGAAGTAACCATTCCAGATATACTGAGAGTTATCGTTCAGTACGTCAGAGATGAAGTTGGGTGAGTTGTCTGGAGTAACTGCGCCTTTAGCAGCAGATAGATATGCAAATTTCTCTAGAACAGTACCTACAGTACCAGAGATGGCACCAGTACGGTCTACAACTGCAACGTGAACTTCGTCATTAGATGCACCATTTGTGGTTGCATAAGATGAAGTGCCGGGTTTCCCATCAAATTCATCTGCATAAGCCCAACCTGTAAAGTGATCTGCACCTGAAGAATCTCCTGCAGGACAGTAAGATACAGTAAGTGCATTACCTAAATCGCCAGGATATTTGGCAACAAAAGTACCAGATGATGTTTTGGAAGCACCTTCACCAACAGCAGAAGAAACAGTGTTATCCCAATGTGACTGATTATTTACAATCAATGAGTTACCATCTGAATCACCGGCAAATTTGGTGATAGCACTGTGAGCGTTTTGCCCACCGTTGTTCTCACGTACAATTTGTAAAGTTTGTGAGTATTTTAGAAAGTAAGCAGCGGAGTGAAAGTCCACTGAATTAGCGGTGTCAGGGGTTCCGAAAGTGGTAACCAATCCAGTCTCATCTGCGATTAGTGTTCTCTCATGTACGGGCCCCCAACGAAAGTTTCCTACGAATGCACCACCAGAAGAACCGACTGCAGGTACAATGCCTGTCTTGTCGATTTCGCTGATATTGATTCTAGGAGATGCGGGTTTGACAGCCATAGCATTTTCCTTTAGTTTCGTTAACGAATAATACGATTATCATAATACGGTTATATTCAATACCTTTATTTATAGTAATCGATGTTTTCAGAACTCTCCGGTATCCAGAACATGTTCAATAGAGTGCCATCCTTCATGTGTGTTGTCTTGTTGATCTGCCCAATCTGTTCCGTCATCTACGAATCCAAATGGTACAACATCAGCTTCTATATCTTTCATCCTCTGATCAAACAACATTTGTTTGACGTTTATGTCTGTCATGTCTGCAAAGAACTGTGTAGACACGAAGTATCCAAACATCACCAAGTTCATCATCAAGTCATCGTGGTTTCCATCGGATGCCTCGTATGACTGTCCTCTTGCGGTAAACGTAGAGATCTCTAGTATGGTGTTCTCATCCCTAATGTCTAATTTATTATTCTCAAGGATATCTTTGATAGCAGAACAACCCAGACGTTTTGTCTTTCTGTTCATTTCAATACCTAGTGCGTTCGCCTTAATCGCACTGGAGGTGTGGAGGTTCTCATACTCTAAATCATAGTATAGACCATTACAAACCACAGATCCTTGATCATTCGCTTCAACTACAACCCATGCTTCGTTGTAGAGAACTGCGTACTTATATATAACATTAGGAAAGAGTAGTGGAGAAATAGTATTACAGCGATAGGCAGCAACCTGTCTAAACGGACGCTCCGTAATGTCGATGACCTGAAAGGTAGAATAATCCTGTCCTCTTCCTTTTGACACATCCACCGTCATGATATATTCATGTTCAGGGTTGGGTTCGTCATAAATTAAACAGTCACCCGCTTCTAATATATTAGAGGGGTTGACTGCTCGTAGAGACATCAAAGTCTCTGCGTTGATTAAGGTATCACCTGTCCCGAAGAAGGTGTTGCCAAACTCTTGGTCGAATTGCAATTGGGAAGTATTCGCAATTGTCTCTGCCTTCCATTTTTCGTCTCTGCCTGGCACATCCCACCAGTCCACACGGAAGGGTTTGTACTCGTTCGTCTTTTGTACAGCACCCGTCCAGATCTTCTCGAACTGATTACCGATACCGTTTGCGGTAGATGTGATGATTACCTTAGTGTCTTTACCAGATGAAATTACTGGATACGTTGACGTGTAGAACTCAGCAGCGTTTTCAACGAAAGCAAACTCATCAAGAAAAAGCAGGTTAACAGACATACCACGAATAGAAGACCCACTAGTAGCAGCAGCAATGATTCGAGAATTATTACTAAACTCAATTGAACCTTTGTTAAGAGCTTTGCAGCCAGGCTGTAAGAAGAACGGGAGATTCTCCAACATGAGGGTGACTCTTGAGAGCATCTCTCTTGCGGTTGCACCTTTGTTGGCAAGAATGGCAATAGTTTTTTCAGGGTGGAATAGAGAGAACCAAAGGAGGAAACCAACTGACGATATAGACTTCCCAGACTGGCGGCAAGCAAGTATGATAGAAAACCTATTATCGTTAAAATGGTGGAACATTTGTTCCTGATATGGGTATAACTTGAAGTCCACCAATCCCTTGTCAAGATGCACCACCTTTACATAATTCGTGCAAAAGTATGCAGGATCTTCCATGCACTTCTTGTATTCGGTTATCTTGTGTGCGTCCCACTCTTCTGATACCCCATCCCTTTTTACATTCGGGTTACCTAAATAGGATTCTTTATTCTGTATCGTCATGTTCAATCACGGTTTTCTCATTCTGTAGAAATCTCTGTAGATCTGTGGTTGACCCTATAAAAATGTTATTGGTATCCCCACTCTTGTTTTCTAAAGCAGGACGATCCATAATCTCCAGTTTCTTTTTACTCGTATGGAGTGCGACCAGTCGGTCAGAGACTTCTGCAGTATTTTTGATCATGGTTGCAAGAACTTCAAATGCACGAGGATGCTCAGACTGACGGGCTAATTCCATCATCTCTTCGATACCCTCTTGACCTTTTTCAATTAGGTTATAGAGGACTTCACGAGAATACTCGTGATCCGATTCTACTTTTTTGTCTGTCATTATATCGCACTATCTAAATAAGCAATGTTAAATCCGTAATCACTGTCAAGACTAACCCCTGCAGGAGTGGGAGTGATCTTCATTCTGGTTTGGAATACCTCATCATCATTATCTCCCTCAAGAATATATAGTTGATTGTTAACTTCACGGATAAGTCCCTGAGTACCTAGTGGCCCATAGAAGTTAATTTTCATATTAAAACTAAGTGTATAAACAATCGTTCTACGATCACCTATAGATCCTTCGAAGTCATCACTCAATGAAACTGACTGAAGAATGATTGGAACATCTTCTTTAATATCAGGATGGGTGGATCCGAATGGTTTTACACTCAAAGTATACTGTGGGTTGAAATATGGTAGAACCTGTTCTACGATCTGCAGTGCATCGTCCTGAGACTTTGCATAGATATTTACGTCAAAAGTTATGTCGTATGGAGTTACAGCGAAGAATTTGTTCTTCTTACTAGTATCTCCTGAAATTGCACTAGAGAACACATTTGTCTTGGGTAACTGACGAATAGAGTCATATGTCATTGCAGTGATTTCAAATGACATACGAGGAAGTTTCATTGCGACCCTACGTTCCGCATCTTCATTAGTCATCTGTTGCAGACGTTCTAGGAAGTTTCTCTTAGGTGCGTAGGATAACGGTACCTTCACCTGAGATATAGTTTCACCCTGTGCGTTTTGTCGCAAAACATACATGTTATTGAACATAGATCCAAATACGGATACCGCAGTTCTAACTCTTTTGTGATAAAAGTGTGTACCAAACATTATGAGATATCTCCAAATGGATTGTTCTCTGAGAAGTCTAAGAAGTCTCCTTCAAAGTCATCAAAGTAATCATTCTGTGTGACAGGTTCACTATTACCTACAGTGTCTACCTGTTGTATATAATTCAACTCTTCTACTAGTGTAGGTGAATAGGTTGCCGACTCACTGACAACGGCATTAGATGAATTGAACGTATGGAACTTACCATCGGTTGCACCTACGTGTGCGAGGTAAAGAACATTGTCTGAATCTGACCATCTACCAACTTCACCTTTCATGGTATAAGATTCGGTGGTCTGAGTTACTATTTCATTCTTGACATAGTTACCACCAGTGTAAGGTGCAGAGAATGTTATTGTTGGTTCAGCGTTGTAGTAGAGACCTGCTTGTTGCAGTTCTACTGCATTCAGTTTACCATCATCGGTGATAGTTGCAGTTGCAGTTGCCGAGATCGCATTGAAGTGATTAAGTACGGCATCGTAGGTTGGATCATCATCCCATTCATAAGTTGAATTGTCTGTTTCGATACTATCACTGTTACCTGATACAACATATCTTGGTTCTAAAAGTTGTGCTTTAGTTCCTACCTGTACACGGAACTCATCGATGAATCCGTTCAGTGCAAGCCAATCAACTCCGTCCACACTACGTGCAGCAGTAGAACCAATAGAGAATCCTTCGTCTCCTACCAAGTTCCAAGTCACACCTGCAAGAGTTGTGTCGAGAACCTTATCACCATCGAAGTAGATGACTATGTTGTTGGTGTCGAATGCACCGATTAGTAAATGGTGCCAATCTCCTGTTTCGAATAGAGCAGTACCACCAGTTAAACTAGTAACTGAACCTCCCCCATTATCACCCCTACTATATACCAGTTGTCCTAAATTGTCAACACCCCAGAAGTAAGTATTTTCTTGATCATTTCCGTCACCACCTATTTTGAAGATTACAGATTGACCCGACTGAGGAAGTGTGGTAGTCTGTATCCATGCTTCGACAGTACCATGCAATCCGGTTTGACTAAAGGTTGATTCTAAACCACGACCACGGTTAACGTCTAGAGATGAATTTCCTAGTTTAGAATTGCCGCCAGGGTTGTCACTAATAGTGACTGTTGGCGCAACAGCATAACCCTGTCCACGATCAGTTACGAGAATCTCAGTAACTACACCATCTGGAGTAATTGTTGTTGTTCCTTCTGCAGTTGCATCCGCAGGAGGCATCATGGTTAGTTTGTACTGGTATGCAGACTCATCTTCAACCACATCGATAGTATCGACACCAGTATCAAAGTCTTCATCGTTGTACTCAAACAACTCACACTGAAGTCTGAAGGTAGGTAGATTACTTAACTGATAGAACGGAGTCTCGGTCTCTACCTTGTAGATCTCAAAGATAGAATTTGACAGAGGTAGATAAATGACATCTCCCTCACGTGGACGGAAGTT